ATGGTCTCAATACTATTCAGGCGAGTATTTTGAGTATCATTTACACCTTGTATAATTGTAATATTATTTGATGCAGAATTAGCAGTTGTCCGAGCATATGGATCTATTTGAGTATCTGATACAATTGTGTTAGCATAGTTGTAAGCAGCTTGAGCTAAATTGGTTGCATTAGTAATATTGGTATTCTGTGTGACATTTACGCCTTGAATAATAGTAATATTATTAGAAGCTGTGTTGGCTTGATTACGAGCAGTTTGGTCAATGTCAAAATCGGTCGCAGCATTTAATAAAGCAAATCCACCTGGTGTTGTACCATCATGAACAGTTAAAGTTTTGTTTGTTTGATTAATAATCAACTCACCATTAGCACCAATTGTATTGGCTAATGTTGCTGAACCGTATCGTTTAAATTGTAGTGTGCGTGGCATTTTGCTTACCTTTACTGTAAATCTGTTGTTTTCTGTTGTAGTATATGTAGGTCATCTTCTCCGACCTGAAGCATGGCATCACCAGCAAAATTATCTGGTAACTCACCGCTTTCAATATTTGGAAACTCGGATATATCTGAAGTGATAATGTGTGGCGTGTTGACATTTGCATCGGTTGGTGATGGTGTAGTATTGATTCTTGCAAATGTTTCTGGTGTTGGACTATAAGAAGTAAATGTGTAGTTTGTGCTTGAACTGGTTGATCGAATAGGCACACTAGAAACAAAATTGCCATTAATGTTTGTTAAGTGTAATGTATTATTGTTCCAAAGAATAACTTTTCCGGTGGCAGTTGCTGTGCCTGCTGAGTAACCTTGATATACAATTTCTCCCACTTGATAGTTACCAACACCAGAATTTGCATTCATATTAAACAGTATAACATCTTCTGGTCCAATTTTGTTTAAAACAGATGTAATTGAATGTGTAATTAAACCACTAGATGAATCATTAATCTTACCAAATATAAATCCTTTGACCGTAAAGTTCAATGTCCAAATAATATTTCTGGTACTTCTAGAATAATCACCTTCATAATCTATATCTTGTGAAGTTGAATTCAAAATAATAGGAACTTCTTTAACGATACCCATTTCAGGTATCAAATTTAATTTGATTGTATAATCTGGTGTAAAATAAGGAAGAATGTGTTCAATAATTTGTGTACCATCTTCAATGTTTCTTACATACACATACAAATTAAAATCAAAATTATATGGTACAGGATTATACTGTGAAACCAAACCTGTATTTGTTTGTGCAAAATTTTTAAAATTGGTGTTTAATTTTCTAGAAGCATCGTATGTAAATCCTGTCATCTCAAATGACATTCTTGGTAATGTTACTTGAACTTTTTTGTTTAATATTGGATCTTCTTCATTACGAAAAACATATAGCTCTTTTGGTCCATAGATAATAGGAACAATAAGCCTTTCTGCTTCAGTTAAATCTGGATTATACCGAACCAAAGTAATTTCATTAAACATATTACCAAAACCGATAACCAGTTTTCGTATGATTCGGTTATAAAAAATATTAGCCATTATATACTTCCAAACGGATTGGTTTCAGAAAAATCAATAATTGAATTGGCTTGATTCTCAATAATATAATTGTCACTCGATTCATCTCTAACATTATCTTTTAATGGATCAAAATTAGCCAAAACATAACTAGCATTGCTTGATGCACCAATAATATTTCTGTTAGGTACAAACTCGCCAGCAATATTGGTAACGTTTAGTGTATTGGCTTTTTTGTTCCACTCTTGTACCACAGCAACCACAGTTGCATTTGCTTCTGTACTATCAAGTGCTTGATAAACAATTTCTTTATTTTGATATGTGCCTGTACCAGCAGCAACATTGAGTTGAATGGTGTAAGAAGAAAATGTTCCTGCATCATCAATCTCTTGAACACCTGTGACAATAAGTTCGTGTGAGAATTTAAATTTCTCTAATTGTAATTCATAGAAAAAAGGCACTCGTCTACCTAAGGTATGAAAATCTTTATCTTGGTCTGCAAATTTGATTTCATACAATTCACCTGTACCATTTAAAAAAGGAACATAAACTAAATCACCTTCACGAGGTCTTTGAAATATATTTTGTGGAACTCTTTGTTCAAATGATCTTTTAGAAACAATTACATTAACATTGTTTTTAATTTCTAAACCAAATTTAGAGAAGAATTCTTTTTCGCCATCATAATCCAATGAATTGGAAAGATAGAGTTCTAATGGAAATGCTGATTGAAATTTTTTAACTGGATCTTCACCAAACAATAAATCTCTGGCAATATCATTATCGTTTGGTAGATAATAACCATCAAAGCCCATAATTTTTATGGACTCAACAATTAAATCTTCTAAAACTCGTTGTTCGGCTACAGAGTTATAGTTGTTAAAATAAACTGATGTTGGCATGTTAATTCATAAACCATTCTAATGGTGCACCATATTCATTTTGCATTTCGGTTTCTAACTTTTCAATTTCACCAACGGCTTCTTCATAGATTTTATCACCATTTAATGTTACCCCACCAGGCAACTGTAGATTATTAAACTTCTTTAAGTTATTTCCCCATGTTCGTTTAATTAATGCTGTGGTATATTCTTTCATCCAACGGTCATTCCATACTCTGTTATAAACAGTAGGGTCAATATTAGCATAACACTCAGCAACAACAATTTTTGGTGCCTGTGATGAACCCCATGCCCAATCGATATAGAGTTTTTGCATATGGCGTTGAAAACGAATTGGTACTTCACCAGAAAACATAAGTTCTAGTGAACGCAGATGTTGCAGTGTTAATGTATAGTTAACATATGATGCAGATGTAAAGTCATAGAGTTCGTTTAATCGTAACTGATACCTTAGGTCAAACATACTAATTGATGCTTGAGAATCTTGAATGGGGAATATACGAGAAATACCAACAATATCTAATTTATTATTAGAAGAATCTTGAACATTACTTAAATCGATGTATTTTTGATCAATATCAGTTTGAGTTATTGCTTTAACATAATAAAATTTTTGAAGTCCATCAAAATGGTAATCTTGCCAATATTGGAGCGCATCGTCAATGCGATCTTCTATTTGATCTTCATCCACGTTAATGTCAATAACGGGAAAACCTAATCTGCGAAGGCAATAGTCCTTAAATGTTTTTCTATCTGTTACAGCCGGCATAATAATCTCCTATATTCAGGTATTTATACCATGAGTTTTTAGTTGATTAATTAAGAGGTTGACCAATATTGAGTATTGAATACACTTACCAATAAAATAGGAGATCCGTCCGTAACAACATAGGTTACTACAGGAATATTTTCATAAGCCAATACGGTTATTGGTTTTACAACGGAATAAAGTGATGATGTATTGATATATGTACCAATATTACTTGAATCAGAAAAATCACCTACATCAATATATTCGTTGTAGAATGCCGGTACCGTATAACCAACATTTGGTTCCGAAATTCTTAGTGCATCATTCGTGTTCAATATGGTTGATGAGGTGTTAATGTATGTACCAATATTACTAGACAAAACAAAATCACCTACATCAACATATTGGTCATAAAATGGCGCCACAGAATATCCAACAAAGGCATTTGGAGAAAATCCTAGTCTTGCTGATACGGTAATTGTATTAGCCATTTTATGGTCTATTTTTAATTAACAAAATTAAGCTTTTCTAATTAAATACATATCTTCATTGAAAACAATTGGAATATATGTTTCACCGTTAACATTAAATGTTTGGCCATCTGAAAAATATAGTTTCATTGTATTGATTGGTAAAGTTAAACTCTTGTAGATTCCTTTACAAATACCACCATTGTTCCAAGATCCGGTTCTGGTTCTTGAGATGTTGATAGGATATGCTCCGGGAACAAATGTTCCTGTGTCTGGATCAATTGTTGGTAAATTTGGATTGTGGGTGGTTGATAAAGTGCCAGCGATATTATTAGACCTTTTTTGTCTATGATAAAATAAAGGTGTGCTTAATTCCCATTCCGCTTGACCGCTGAATGGCGCTGGTAACCAAGAATCGGCTTTGCCTGCCGCATTGGTGTGTGATCCGCCACTAATTGCACACATATTGGCAAATAAATTATTTCTAAAATACTGATAAGTTGGGTAATTAACATATCGTGTAGCGCTTGCAGAAACTTCTCCCAAGTCATTTATTGTACACAGAAATGCAGCTGCACAATTAGGTGGTTGTGGGTTTGTGGCCTGAGATCCGTACGTATTTGAAACTGTGGTAGTAAAGGTCGGGCCTGGACTGGTCGGAGTGTTCACCGTTCCTCCAACATTGATCCAAACACTAGAGATTCCAACTCCAGAGCCCGCAGGTTCTGTATGGTGAATCGTCCAAGCAGCCCAAGGTGGATTATTTGATAAGGTATCTTCCCATGGCGTAGTAGTTCTAAGTCCACCATACATCATGGATCCATACATTTTATTACTTCCATTTATTACTGTGTATCCAGTTGAGTAACCATTAAGATAACTATGAGTTCGAACATTTTCCCAAATTATACAATAATCTTTAGTGACAGCCATTGTGTAAGTAACAGAACTTGATTTGTTAAGATTAAATCCGGTTGCACCACCGGGATAAGTAGTGGCTGCAGAATCACCTGATGCTTGTCCTGTAACATTCGAATAAAAACCATTGTTTGTAAAACTGGTGGTTTGTTGATTTGAAGTTATAGTGCTCCATGTTGGTGTATAGTTTGAGGTAATACCTTGATCAACATTACAACCAAAGGTCATTTGCAAATGACCTCCTGATGCACTGTTCCAACCAGTCAATGGCGCAGTACTTATTCTTCCATTCCATCTATCATCATTACCTGTAGTATTGTGACCAACTGCATGGAATGTCATTTTATTGAAAGGCATTCCAGCTTTGCCAGACGCATTGTAAAAATCAGCTTTATACATTCCAGCAAAAGTTGCTTGTGAAACCATTGAAACAAAAGTTGTTGGATATGAAGGCACCGAATGAGAGTTACTTGTTGTCCAACCACCACTTTCAGTATTGGCAACAATGCTAAGAATACAATTCTTTGTGCCGTCTACAGCATTTGTTGCTGTGTATGGATTAACTGTTAAACTAGTTGTACCGGCATTTGCTGTTGCAATTGCAGTAACACAACGTAAAAAATTAACATAATAGGCATCGGTGTTTGCCGTTGAATAACTACCACCTGTAATTGCTGGGTCGAAAGTAACTATCATAACATTTAATCCTTAATAAGTTATTAGTGAAAAATCATTGACGGTCAAACGGCGTAACCCCGCACCATCAATATAAGATTGAGCTCCAGCATAAGCGCCTCGAGGTAATTTATATAAACCATAAACCACACTTAATGTATATCCAGTTGTAATATTTGTTATCCAAGATGGATTTTCAAAAACAGTTAAACTTCCATTAGCATTAACTTTTCTTACGGGGTTATTTGTAATAAGATATGGTGTTGAAGATCCATAAGCCAGAGTATCAAAGTTGTATGTGTATGGAATTGTTGCGCCTCTATAGATGTTTTGTGTGTAAGGCACCACTTCGTTGACTAACTCTGTTGCAACAAACCTATTGGTGGTTGTATTGTTTAAATCTAATGTCATCATTAACATACTATCCGTATAAGTTCTTGTTACACCACTATGTCCAATATCAAACACACCATCTTGTGCATTTCCGCCTTGACCAAAATACAACATTTGTGGACTAACAATAATATCAATACCTATATTTGTAGTAGCATAATTTACTACTGAAACATTCATACTTTGACTTGAACTATTAATTAATGTGTCGTTGGCAGAAACATAGTCTTGAGCTAATGTAATAGTGTCTAATTGTTGTGTGTTGTCATTCCAACCCAATCTAATGTAGTGTGTTTTAGCACCAACAGTACTGTGAATTTTGGCAAAAGTATTGCTAGCAGTATTTGCAACCGAGAAGTTACTTGATGGATATGTTCCAAAAAATACTGTGTTTGAACTGGTGTTGGCACTCAATGATGCCACATTACTGGCGGTTCCACTAACAATTTTATAAACATCCGATACCATATCTGCATATGTTGTATTGGCTGTCATTCTATATCTAACTAGCATTTTTTTATCCTATTTTTTATTCTGGAACAATTTCTGAATCTGTATTAGCACTAGGCTCTTCTTCTACAACTTCAGGTTCTATTGGTGCTGGCGGAGGAGTTAAATCATCAATGAGTTCAAATTCCGAAACAATTGATTCACTTAAATTTGGTGTATATAAAAATGCACAATTGTACATATTGGACCAAGAAACTATTGTTGGAGATTTATTATCTCCAGAAAGTTTTACATATTGTGAAGTTACAAATTCTGGAATATTAACATTACTAGGAATCTCTCCAATGTAACGATAACCATAACCAGAATTGGCATGTCCAAATACTTGTCGTAAATATGTTTTATTCATTTTGTTTTACCTTAATTATTTATATATTTAGTTATTAGGAATATGATATTCTAACCCATAAATCTGCCGCTGTAATTTCAGAACCTAATAAATTTAAGGTTAAATAATCGTTTGTTGTTAAACTTACACCAGAAGTTACAACCGGAGTCATAACTGGACTACTGGTAGTAATTATAAATGAATTGCCTATGTTGGCACCATTTTTCAATATAACAAATTGTAGGTTTGCTGACGGACTTGCACTTAAATTGGCATACACGGTGCCTAAAGTAATTGATTCTGTAGGATAATATCGAGATGTTCCTGTGAATGGAACATTTAAAGTTCCAGGCATATTTAAATTAATGAAACCACCTGAAGCTCCTGATGCATTATTTGCTGCATTAAAAGCGGCTTGTGCTAATGCTGTTCCCGTATTGGCTTGAACAAAAGCCGCATTAGCGGTTTGCCTTGAAAAAGAATCCAATGGTGATACGGTATTGGCTGCATTAAAAGCGGATTGAGCCAAAACATTGGCTGAATTGGCTCTATCAAAAGCATCTTGAGCTTTAGTTCCAGATTCACTTGCAGAAGATATACTACTAACAAGTGCGGCAGATAAACTATCTACTGTAATTGAACCTGCTTGAATATTATTTGCTGTTATTTTTGCCATAGTGGTTTATTTACCTATTAGGTAATTTGTCAGTAGGTGGAGTAAAGTTAGCGGTGTATCTTGCATATCCTTTGGTGATACGAATATCGTCAAGATAACCGTTGAACGTACTTGTGGTCACTGGTGATCCAGCACTCCAATATGTTCCTATTGCAAGTGGTGCCGATGCGCCATAATCATTGCCATCTGTGTATGTTGATCCTACCTGTGTCCCGTTTATAAACATTTTTGTACTACCGGAACTCCTAGAAAGGGCAACATGATACCAAGTTGATGCGGACAACGCACCACTACCACTACTGCTAATTCTGGTAGCATTATTTGTTTGATATATTAATAACCTATTTACTTGCGTAAAATATAAATGTGGATTAACACTTGATACTGATGTTAAATTACTTATAATAGACTGATCGTCCACAATTGAATTTAAATACATCCAAAATTCAATTGTAAAATCTCCTTCGCCGTATCCAAAGTTTGTGGTGGTTGGTACAACTGCATAATCGGTAGTACCATCAAAAAACATACTGCCCGTACCA